CTTGACTTATCTTGAACGTCGCCCATAACTTGGAGACTATAATAAAGAGAAGTCTGGGGCGATTCAAGCCACTCTTCTATGAACGCATTGTCATAGGTTACAATATCACTCCATGAATTGAAGCTATAACCGTGAAGAAGTCCAGTCTTATTGAGTAGAGTCATGATGCCATCAGCAACACGTTTGTAGGCTTCCCAGCCCACCTTAGAGGCGATCTCTACGTCGCCATAATTGTAGGTTTGTACTCCGAAAGTACCGCTGTCGCGATCGACTGTCTGTGAGATAGGTGGAGCGATTTCTGGTGTGCAAGTATAGCCATCCAGATCCATGCTTCGGTAACTGCAACTGGCGGTCGGTGCGATAGCAAAGGCTCGAACCATGTTAGCGTTGCGAGCAATTTCGGCTGCTTGCTTAATACCAGAGTCAATTTGTGTGACAAGTTCATAGGCTGCTGATCGGACTGTTTCTCCGTTGTTGTATTGCTCAAGGGCACGACCAAACTGATCGTAAGTTACTTCATATCGACGAAGTAGATTAGCGAGACCAAGCATACCAAGACCGACTTGTCGATCAACTGTACTTGGTAGATATTCTCCACTTTCTCCTACATTTGTTTTACCGTGGAGATCACACAATTGTGACATACCCTCAACAAATGCCCGTGGAATATCATCAAACTCACAAGCACCTAGAGATACATGTTGAAGCAAACAAGTACCACGGCTAGGTAAATATACCTCTAAACATACATTACCTCGAATACGATTACCATCTTTGTCGTATTTTACTTTGTTTAGCCAGATGTCACCAGATTTGATACCATATAGAAGCTCTTCCTTAAACGTACAAGCTTCCCACCATTCTGGTTTAATATTAATACAACGTTTAATCCAGGGCAATTCAGCCCTAGGAGTTTGAATAAAATCTAGTGCATCAGGGTGGTTTAAATCAAGATGAGCAACCACAGCACCATTGCGGTAAGTACCACCGCGACGTAAGATCTCATTGAGTGTAGAGTAAATGCGTGCAAAAGATACTGGTCCGGATGCAACCAGTTTATCAATACCTTTAACAGTCTCCGTACCTTTTGGTCGGAGTTTAGATAGATGGACAGCACAACCTGCACCGTTGCGTAGAGCATGACTAACGAATTTCCAGCTAGCTTCTAAGCCGTCTGGTCCTTCCATTGAGTCCTCTACAACAAATACCGTGCACGATACCGGCAGTCTAGACGTTGGGTTATCCATCCAAGATTGGACACGTCCCGTGCGGGAAACATATGAGGTAGTCATGGATTAATAAGATCGAAAAGATTTGGTGGTTGGTAGTTTGGTCCTTTCAGGACTTTACCATCAGGGCGATAGATTGGTTTTCCATCAATCCCTAGTTTAGACATATTAGATTTATGAACACGATTCATTGCTTCTTCAAGATCCCATTCCATGTTCTCAGCATATTGAAAGCAGACATAAACTAAATCTGCAAGCTCTTTTAACTCAGCTTCATATGGTTCTTCAGTTGCAGCATACATAAATTCTTTGAACTCTTCAACGATCAAATCCCGTTGCATAGTCCGTTTCCCAGTCCCATTCGTTAATCCATACGCTGTCCGGAACTGGATCGCCTGTTCGCTTAGCGAGGTCGCTGTGTAGTGGCCCGCGAGATGGGGTTGGTGGTGTGTGTCGGAGTTCATTTTCAAGATAGTGAATAGCTTTTTTAAGATCCTCTTCTCTAGTATTCGGATTCTTGTGACCTGCTCTGCAAGTATATTTGATAACATTACCAAGGTGGTAGTTTAATTTTTGATCTCTAATAAAATCCCAAACTTCTATGGAACCTCTGGTGTAATGGGCGGGTGATTTGGCCATAGTTTTACTAAGTTACTAACTGTATTGGAAAGGACAAAATTTTGCCTCTGTAGTGCAACAAAGACTGTAATTAAATCCTCTTTCTCTGCCTGTGGTAAGAGATCATCCAGGCGTCTCATCTTGAACTGTTGCTCCATCGTCAACTCTGTAATTGGCGGTGGGGGTCCAAAGAATTGGTTGTTGTCGGTCAAAGTCATAGTCAGATGCTGTGAGGATCTTAGCGAGTCTTGCATTTTCTAGTGCAACATCTTCTGAAAGATCCTTGTCAGCAAAAGCTGTAACAACAGTCTTCCAAGAGTACCCTTTATCTTCAAATAGGGTAATTGCTCGTTTAACACCAATACCAGGTACACCAGAGTAACCATCTGTTTGATCCCCTGCTAGTGTTTGGATTAGGTGCCAGCGTTTCCCTTCATGCTCTTCCACATTCACGGTTTCTTCCATGTCAAATAGTTTGCCAGGGATTTGACGCATATCTTTGTCAGGAGAGCAGATAATATTACCGGGATATTTTGTAGCATAAATACCTAAGGCATCGTCTGCCTCAAGTGTTGGCATAATGATCACTTCATACTCAGTCTTGAGTTGGTTGATCACACGTTTATAACCACAAGGTTTTTTACGTTGCCGATGACCCTTGTATTCGGGTTGGATAGATTTACGAAAGTTTACACTGTCGCTAAAAAACAGAACAAGTTCAGGTACATCCCATAAAAAATTTTGGGCTATTTTTTTAAGGTTACGGATAACGCTAGTATAAGCTTCACTAAACTTACTTGTAACTAAAATTACATCATCACCCCAATCAATTTCTGTTTCAGCTCCGGCACAGCATTTGTAGACTACGTAATCAGCGTCTACAAGTAACTTCACCTACCCTGTCCTCTATAACGTTTCTTACCACGTTTTGGTAGGGAGTGGCGTCCAGATCCTTGTCGTGTTTTCTTGTTGTTGGTTGGCTTGAACTCAGTCAAAGCCATCATGCTTTTACTTCTCAATGGGTTTCACTCCAGTTGTTTCCTTGTGTTGCTTCAGCGTCGATGCGGACTCGCATGTTGTAGTATTCCCCAGCCGCTGTAGCGCTATATACCAGGGATGAACATAAGTCATCGACGTGTTTTGGGTCGCATTCAAACTGTAATTCGTCATGAATAAATCCTAATTGTGATGCACATATACCTACCTCTTGCATTGTTTGTTGGTTTAATACCATCCATCTTTTCGCAATAACTCCTGCTCCGGATTGGAGGAGGTAGTTAAGACTTTTGTGAGGTGAATCAACCGTGATTTTTCTTCCATCGATAGACTTAATATGCCCTCTTTCTCCAGCTTTCTTGATAGCTTCAAGTAAATCACCCAGTCCTTCGACCGCTTCAACATACGCTGAGCGGATCTCTTTACCTTTTCTTTTAGCTGCTGTAGAGGAGAGTTGTGCATCAAATGAGTGTCCAATTTTTTCGTCACCTGCGCCGTACAGGAAAGCATAAGTTACGGTTTTGACATCTCTTCTACTAATGCCGATTTTATCTGCGTTAGTTTGGTGAATGTCTCCGTTGAGGAGGATGTCTGCGTAGCGTCCTGAATCGAACCTAGCCAAATAGTGAGCAAGCATCCGAAGCTCAATCCCAGACAAATCAGCGCCGACCATGCATAACCCTGGACTTGGTATAAAGAGTTTTCTAAATCTTCCGTCTGAGTTACATTGCGCAAGGTTCGGGTTTCTGTGTGCACAGCGGTGTGTATTCGTTGCAACGCTGCAGTGATGATGTATCCGTTCATTCGTAACAAGCTTCAGCCAAGCGTTCGTGCCTTGCGAGACTTGACCAAGCATTTTCGTTACCGTCAAACATTTCAGAAACTCCATAGAAATCGGAGACCCAATCTCTGTCAGAATAACTTCGTCGATAACTGGTTTCCCAGTAGTTGTCTTCGTCTTTGGCTTCCAGCCATGAAAGGTTTGCAGGATCCATGAAATATGGTCTCGTGAAGTACAATTTAGCTCCTTTAATCGAGTAGAGGGTGCACCCGCAACATATCCTTGCGTGCGGTTATTTCGTTTCGGAGTGAATTCTGCTCCTGCGACGTAAGGGTGTTGCCTTCGTAGTGACTCCTCAGTCTCTCGTAACTCTCTTGTGAGAGCAGATGTAAGCTCCCATGCAGCATTCTGATCAAATCGCCATCCATGAATTTCTTGCTCCGTTAGAATTTGTTGGACTTGATGTTCTAATTCTACCCATTTAGGTAGGGTTGGAAATGATCCCATAATTTGGTGGTAACGTTGACATCTTGGACACAATAGTCTTCCATTTCTTGTGACCAGTTTTTCCAATCAGTAGACTTACTGAACGAACCTTTAAATTCATTTAATCGATAACCGTATGCTTCGAGTGAGTGGCGACCATACAATTTTAGTGGCATTTGATCCCAATTGCGTCTCTTATCTATGTTCATTATGTCTTGGTGGTAAAGCCTAGATAAAAGAAGAGTGTCAATGATATAAGGATTGCGATCAAACCAAGAATAAAGTTTCCGAATGACAGGAAGATCATAGCCAATAATGTTGTGACCAATAACGCAATCAGCATCGTAGAGCCGTTGTATCCCGCGTACAATAGGCTCCTGGTTACCTGTGTCATTGTACGTGATAGTCTTTTTTGTATCGATGTCATGAATAGCAAGGCAGTGGATGGTAGAAACATTGTAAAGTAGTCCGTCTGTCTCTAAATCAAAGATCAGAGTCACTTCTGATTCCATACGTAGGTTTTATCCACAAACTGGGCACGTTTAATAGCTTCCTGTGTTGGTGGGTTAGGGCGTTTCAATTCAGAAATCTGTTGCTGCATTGAACTCTGGTTCTGGTTGAGTTTCATAGAATTTACAAGTAGGTAGATCATAACTTAATTGACAGGCAACACCAGTCTCGCCAGAATATCTATTCTTGAGGATTCTAACAGTTGTATCAGACTGTTTGCCTCCGCTCTGCTGATCTCTTTCGAGTCCAATACATGCGTCAGACAACTGTGCAATCGCCGCAGATCCTCGGAGCTGTCCAAGTGTGACACGGGCACCTTCTTCATGATTTTGATCCGATGATGTTCGTTTTAGGTGCGAAACAAGAAACAAAGCAATGCCTGTTCTTTCTACTAATGACCTTAGTTTAGTCATAGTAGTATCAATCATTCTGCGTTCATCTCCATCCAAACCACTAAGTAGAATGGACAAGTGATCTAAGAAAATTATCTTACAATCCAGCCCCGACGCCAGATATTCAATCCTGTTATAAATAATATCAGGATCATAGGATCCAAAACCATCAAAAAGAAATAAATTCCAATTTGCCATGGTCTGATCGAATGCTTGTACCAATTCATCATGACTATGTTCACCTAAATGTAGGGACTTGCCAACATGGGCAGACATCAACCCTAGGGCTGTACGACGGTTGGATTCTTCCAACGCCAAATAACCGACCCGCTCCCCCTTGTTAAGAAGGTTAGTTGCAAGTTCACGACAGAAGCTGGATTTTCCGATACCAGATCCTGCAGTGATTGTGACAAGCTCTCCATACCTGATCCCGTGAAGCTTTGACTGTAATCCTTTAAATGGGTAGTCATGATCTGCTGATGGTGATGGTGTAGTTACTAGCTCTAAAAGAGTTTTGCCATCGACAATGCCATCAGGGCGGAACGGTTTGGCGTCCCAGATAGCTCTGCATACAGAGTCAGTGTCATTTGCTTGGAGTGCGTCTGAGGCGTCTTTGTAGTCGCCTTGAAGGTGGGCAATTTTGACTTTGCCTGGTGGTAGTACCCCGGCACACTCTTCAGCCGCTTGACGCCCTGGTTGATCATTGTCGAAAAATATAACAATTTCATCATAACCCTGGAGTAATGGTAATTGTTTCTGTATAGCCTTCTTTGCTCCAGCAGCTCCTGATGGTACAGAAACCATTGGCCAACCTGGCATACACTCAGATCCACTAGCTGCATCTAATTCACC